CGTGGGTGATGAGGATGTCGAGGCCCTCAGGGATGGTGTCCCAGATCCGGTTGATGGTGCCGCGGTCTCTCATGTAGGACCAGTCACCGTAGCGAGGGGTGAAGGGTGAGCCCCAGATTCGGAGTCCACCGATGTTCACTTCCTCGTTGATGAGGAGATGGATCTTCCGGTGCTCGATGAGGTCGCGGGTGATGAGGCCCTTCTCAAGGGAGGTGTCGTGGTTGCCTGGGACGAACACCTTGTGGGGGATCGGAAGGGTGGCGAACCAGTCGATGAAGGCACGGAGCTCCGACTCATTGCGGTAGGGGTCCTTCCAGTTCGAGGCGTCCCCGGAGTGGATGACGGTGTCGATGCCCTCGGGAACGATGAGCTGGCCGTGATTCATGTGGGTGTCGGAGATGTGCCAGACTTTCATTCTTTCTCCTTGATTGGGCGACACCATGTGCTGGGGACCGACCATCTTTCGCTGTTGTGTAATACTAACCACTCGTCGCCGAACTTTTCATCACCTGGACGACGGGCTGTGACCTCCAGAAAGAGACCAACCTTGGGGGACTCCCAATCTGGATGCTCATCGATTTTGACGATGTCATCCGGCCATGCGAAGTAGATGAGATCACCCGGCTTCATGTTCGTCCACGGGAATGATGCAGCCCTCAACCACCACAACCTCCTGTTCTCCCCACATGACCCTCGCCATGTTCTGCATCTTGATGTCGCTCCAGGGTCCGTCGAAGCCGAGGTAGAGCATGACACTGTTTCCTGGGATGATGATGGCGGGACGACTGATCTCGTCCTTCACCAGAGGGAAGTGTCCGATGATTCCCTTGTAGAACCGATGGGATATCTTGACGAGGTCACCGGGGTTCATCGTCTTTGCTCTCAGAAGTCCCCTCGGCCAAAGTTGTAGGAGCTCATTCCCCCGCCCTTTCGGACCTCGGTGAAGACCACCTCGAACTCGGCGTCGTAGTCCTCAACGCGGAACGTGTAGGTGCCCGTGTTGGGGTCGACCTGGAAGAGGTGCTCCTGCCGAAGTTCGAGGTAGAGGCTCTCATCGCTCTCGGCCCACTCGTCACCGTCATCGTCGCTCGCCTTCTTGGCGGCACCGACCTCCTCGATTCGCAGGCTGATCTGGTTGTCGTACCTTTCGTTGGCGATCATGAAGAGGGGCGAAGTGTCGACCTGCTTGTGGACGGACTTCCACTTGCGTCCCTTCTCCTTCGGAGTGGTGACAGTCGGAACCCAGGTGATCCCTCCGTTCCCACCGATGGGCTTCACGTTGAGAACCTCGATGGCGTCATCGAACTCTCCACCGTATCGGTTGAGCTCGTCCACGAGGACCTGCAACATGTCGAAGTTGAAGTCGTCACAGAGAGCTGAGAGGGTGGTGACCTTCTCGAGGTACTTCTCGCAGTCCTTGAGCTTGTCCTCGCAGTACTCCTTGATGAAGGCAATATCAAGTCGATCATAGGAGATTGCATAACGGAGTCGGCTCGGTCGGTTGTGGAAGAAACCCCGCACCTTGTATCGGTCGTTGCAGGTGATGACCATCACCTTGTTCTGGGCGGTGTAGACACCGTCAAAGAGAGTGAGAATGGACTCCTGTGCGTCCTCGTCATAGAGCTTCTCGAACTCGTCGAAGACTACCACAGCCTCCTGTTCGATTCCCTGGATGGTACGCATGAAGCGCTCGTCAGAGAAGGGAGTGTTGACGATGATGACAGGCAGTCCAGACTTCACTGCAACGTACTTCGCAAGGAGGGTCTTACCGGAACCCTTCAGACCACTGAGAAAGACTCCCACCTGGGTACCAGGTGTGCGGTCCCAGAAGGTGTCGAGGATCCGCCGACCGTAACGCTCAGTCTTTCCGTAGAGCTTCGGAGGCAGGAAGAAGGGCTCGCTCTCCTCGAGGTAGTACTCGCCAGTGAGAGGGTGCTTGCACACCGTGAAGTTGCCGGGTGGCAGCCTGTCCCGGACGTCCATTCGAGAATCAGGGGCCAGGGACCAAACGTTGCCAGACTTGTGGAACTTCATCATTTCTCCAGTGTTCGATTCTAAGATTCGTTTTCGGTTTGTTCAAGAGGGATGAGAGTGTAGAAAGATGTGTTGAGGAGTATCCTGGACTCCCCATCCCACACCTCAAAGTGCCAGTAATTGCTATTGTGGAACTGGTCACCAGGCGGACACATCCTCAAAAGGACGCAACAAATATCTCTTTCAGAGCCCCAGTTGTCAACTGCTCGGTACGTGTGACCAATGGGAAGTTCACTCTGTGATGGCATCGATAGGCTCAATGTCTGAGGAGTGCACGAAACCTGTGCGACCATCCCAGAGGACCTCAACCCAATTCATGGAGGTGACATTTGTGACAGTCTTCGACCAGACGCTGACAATGAGAACGTCAGTCCCCTTGGAGAGATAAGTCTCATCATCTGAATTCGGTTCAAGGGGATCGAAGAGGGTCCTCACCCTTGTTCGCATGAGGGTTCCAGGTGTGACGATCCTCATTTTCGAAGGGCTCCGAACGGGATGGAGAGGATGTAGTAGAAGAAGAGGATGAGGCCGGCCTTGACTAGGGTGTCGATGACGAATGCGAGGCATCCATTGGGGTGGTCAGTTCCTCTATCGAGTCCCCCCTCATCTCCTCCAACTTCCCTCCCCTGAATCTCACTGTCCATTTTCCATCTCCGTTATCCCAGAGGACCAGGAAGTACTCGAACCCATCGCTTGGAGGAGTGAGTTGAAAATACTTGGTCCCCCACTTCCGAAGCTGGCCTGGTGCGATGTTACTCATGAGTTATGGTAAAATCGCACCAGGATTTTACAAGGATCAGTCTTCGATCTTGTGAAGGAATCTCGTCGGAACGTTGAGCTTCTTACCATCCACAACGAGCACACAGTGAGGATCCTCGTCTTCCTCCGCGTGTGAACTCCTGTCGATCACAAGTCCATTGGAACCAGGATTGATCTTCTTTCGAAGTCCGGATCGAACATCTTTCGACGTCATGCCAACCACATTTCCTGTGGCCGACCAGCCCCATGGAGGCTCAATGCCCTCACAGTCCCAGGGCTCAACCTTGACGAGATCACCAGTCTGAATCTTCATGTTGCCTCAGTAACGGTAGTTGTCGTTCTTGTAAGGTCCATCGACATCGACTCCAATGTAGCTTGCCTGACTCTCGGTAAGCTTCGTGAGCTTTGCACCGAACTTGTCAAGGTGAAGTCGGGCAACCATCTCATCGAGGTGCTTTGGAAGTGTGACCACGCTCACATTGAGATCAGGAAGCTTGATACGATTGTGACCGTAGAGCTCAGAGAACTTGTGAAGGTCGATCTGAGCAAGCACCTGATTCGTGAAACTGTTGCTCATCACCAAGCTTGGATGACCTGTAGCACACCCTAGATTCACAAGTCGACCCTCAGCAAGGATGAGAATCTTTCGACCAGTGTCATTGAACTCCCATTCGTGGACACCTGCCTTCACCTCGGTCTTCTTCACGAGTCGATCTCGGCGCATCTTCTCCAGACCTGCCATGTCGATCTCATTGTCGAAGTGGCCAATGTTACAGACGATGGCGCCGTCCTTCATCTGGGACATGTGCTCGGCGGTAATGATGTTCTTGTTCCCAGTTGCGGTGACGAAGATGTCTGTGTGGGGAAGTGCATCCTCGACTGTGGTCACCTCGAGTCCCATCATGCAGGCCTGAAGTGCGCAGATCGGGTCGACCTCAGTCACAGCGACTCGAGCGTACTGGCCTCGGAAGGAATCGACCGAACCCTTGCCCACGTCACCGTACCCACACACGAGGACTCGCTTGCCTGAGACCAGAACGTCCGTTGCTCGATTGATGGCATCAACGAGAGAGTGTCGACAACCGTAGAGGTTGTCAAACTTCGACTTGGTCACCGAGTCGTTGACGTTGATTGCTGGGAACAGGAGTGTGCCAGCATCGCGCATCTCGTAGAGTCGGTGTACGCCTGTGGTCGTCTCCTCTGACACACCCTTGATGTTCGCAGCGAGAGGAGTCCAGAAGTTGTTGCCCTTCTCCTTGCGAACGTCACGGATAAGTTGGAAGATGACGGCTTCTTCCTCGGAAGATGCACCTGCGGGATCTGGTAGCGTGTCGTTCTTCTCATGCTGGTGTCCGAGGTGGACCAGAAGTGTAGCATCTCCACCATCATCAAGGAGAAGGGTGGGACCTGAGCCGTCAGTCCACACAAGTGCCTGAAGGGTGCACCACCAGTACTCCTCGAGAGTCTCACCAGCCCACGCAAAGACCCGAGTGCCTGTAGATGCAATCGCTGAAGCCGCGTGGTCCTGGGTCGAGAAGATGTTGCAACTCACCCACTGAACGTCGGCTCCGAGATCCTTGAGGGTCTCAATCAGGACGGCAGTCTGGATGGTCATGTGGAGTGAACCCATGATCCGAGCGCCGCTCAGAGGCTTCTCATCCTTGAAACGACTGCGAATTGACATGAGTCCCGGCATCTCCTTCTGAGCGAGCTCAATCTCCTTTCGCCCCCATGCCGTTGTCTTGTCAGAATTGTCCTTGACTTTGCTGTGTAGGCCTGAGAAGAGCTCAAGACCGGTATTCATGAACTTCATTAGATCTCCAGGAATCGCTTGATTGTGTCTACCATGTTCGTCTCCTCCCAAGAGAAGCCGACCCTTCCAAAGTGTCCATAAGCAGCGGTGGGCAGGTACTTCTGCTCATTGAGCTTCAGGTGCCTGATGAGTCCCTTGGGCTTGAGAGGGAAGATGTCACTCACGCACTTCGCAATCTTCTCATCGCTTACCTTGCCGGTGCCAAATGTGTCTACCATGACGCTCACGGGATCAGCAACTCCGATCGCGTAGGAGAGTTGCACAAGGGCCCGATCACAGGCTCCCGCAGCGACGAGGTTCTTGGCAATGTACCGTCCCATGTATGCTGCCGAGCGGTCGACCTTGCTTGGATCCTTGCCAGAGAAGGCTCCTCCACCGTGCGCGCCGTGACCACCGTAGGTGTCGACGATGATCTTGCGACCGGTGAGCCCCGAGTCTCCCATGGGACCACCAATCTCGAACTTTCCGGTCGGATTGATGAAGTATCGGGTCCCGCTGTCGAGCAATTCCGCAGGAAGTACCCTCTTGATGAGCCCATCGATCACCTGCGCGTTGATCTTGTCGTGGCTTCGAGGTGCATGCTGGGTCGAGAGTACGACCGTATCAATTCTCCGAGGCTTGCCACCCTTGTACTCGATCGTGACCTGAGCCTTGCTGTCAGGACGCACCCATGACCACTCAGGATCCTCCTTCCGGAGATTCGAGAGTGACCGCATGAGGTCATGTGAGTACTGAATTGTGGCCGGCATCAGTTCGGGGGTCTCGTTGACCGCATAACCAAACATCATGCCCTGATCACCGGCTCCCTGCTCAACATAGAGGCCACTTCCCTCGTCCACACCCTGCGCAATGTCGGGACTCTGCTCCTCGAGGGCCACCATGACGGCGCAGGTGTTGCCATCGAAGCCCTTGTCCGAGTGGTTGAAGCCAATCTCGTTGATTGTCTTACGAACAATCTTCGGAATGTCGACCTTCACGTCCTTCGGAGCGGTAATCTCACCTGCAACGACAACGAGACCGGTCTTTACGAGAGTCTCGCAGGCGACTCGAGAGCCGGGATACTGTTCGAGGTATGCGTCGAGGATTGCATCGGACACCTGATCGCAGATCTTGTCCGGATGTCCCTCACCGACAGACTCAGATGTGAAAAGATAGTTCTTCATATTACCACTCCTCTCCAAGACCGACCCAATCCTTGTACTTTTCCTCACCACCACGAGTCTTCCAATCAGAATCGATGGTGAGCTTTGAACTGATGCCACCACGTGGGTTGAAAACCATCACAATCCTGATGCGGTCAGGCTCATACACGGCACAAAGGTCATCGTAGATGACATTGATCAGCCTCTCATAGGAGATGATCTTCTCACGGAACTGCTGGAGGTAGTACTTGAGCGACTTCAGTTCCACAACCTTGTCTCGTGGATAGACAGTCAGGAACAGGTCAGCAAAATCAGGCTGGTCCTTGACTCCCAGGAAGGTAATCTCCGGGGACTTGATCTTCACTTCATAACCCTTGCTGGAAGGGTTAGGGATAGCCTTCAGAATTGAAGGATCGCTCCAAACTCTAGACAACATTGTCTCCTTGTTAGTGATTGATTGTACGACGAATGCTACAAAAGTTCCACTCAGTACGTAAGAGAGGAACTTTTATGACTCTTTGATGAAGAGGAGGAGATTCGTCTTTCCGAGGTGTAACCTGTGCCAGGAGTCCTTTGGAATGAAGAACTCGTCTCCCTCCTGTAGGTCAATTGGGAGGTTGTTCTCCTCTTGAAACTTCCAACCGGAGCCCGAGATTACCTTCACATGACGATCCATCTCGTCCCTGTGCCAGGTCAGTTCACTCTCGTTTAGAGACCTCGAGAACTCACGTAGGAATGTGTCCTTGGTCAGGAACTCTTGTATGTAGGGTCTTACCATCGCCCTTTGAATTTAAGGCCAAGTTGCTTTTTGTATCTGTGAATGTTGCATGCCCACCACCTTGCCTTCCACCTGGGACCTGGTGTGTCGCAATTGTGACGAGCGAGGAATGACTTCACCCTTGCTGGGCTGTGAGTCTTGATGGAGACACCGGGCTGGCCGAATCCGACCTTGACAACGTTGCCCTTTTCATTTTTCACATAGACCGAGAACTTTGCCTTTCCACCGCCACGCATCGGCTTGTTGAGCTGGACCTTCCTGCCCTTGTACTCGGCCTCATTGAGCTCGTAGTCTTCCATCGGGAGGTCAAGTGGTACTCGCCTTCCCTGATAGAAGCCATACTCTCCGAGGTCGGTCTCAAGGATGAACTGGTCTGAGGGGTCGACGCTGATGAGTCCTCTCCGAAAGAGGGACCTTGCCTCCCTAATCATTCCGAGGTGTGCATCTGACCCGAACCTGAAGACTGTCTCCCTCAGGGGAATTCCCATCTCAACGTGATAGTGAAGTCCCTCGGACAAGGACTCAGTCAGAGCAACTGGAGGACCGGGCCTGTCGTTTGAGATCTCTCTCTGGACGAGTATGCGAACTGCTTCTTCTGTAAGAATCTTGCTGGTCATGACTCTAAATATTCGAGTCGAGAGATAGAAGAATCGAGTTCATAGAGGTTTCAGTTCATCTGGAAAGAGCCAACCCACACCGTACTCACAGGAGATGAGTGGCATCGGTTCAGCCTTGTCCCAGGGTCGTGTCCACTCGCCGATGACAAGCGCGTGTGTGCCGATGGGTATCTTGATTTCCTCTTCTCTGTCATCCATGAAGCCGAGAGTGACCAGGTCATTGCCGAGATGACCACTTTTCACCTCGACCAGTGTCCCAGGCTTAGGGAGCTTTGACTTCAAAGAGTTCAGCTCCTTTCCAACCGTAAGAGATGCCACCGGTGGAGGGAATGAAGATGTCATGGTCACTGTGCCCTCGCCAGCTAATCTCTGACTTGATGACTATGGCGTAAAGTTCGCCATGGCCGACCCGGAATCTCACCAGCGTTCCTACAGGGTGCTGAATCTCAATCACTGAGACTCCTCAACAAGAACATTTTTAAATTAAGGGTGAGATCAGGGATGTTCAACTAGATCCTTGATCCGAACCAGAGACTTGTTGTAGTATTCTGTGTCCTTCTCACTGCCGACGAAGCGTCGGCCATTTTTAAGGGCAGCGATAGCAGTCGAACCTGTTCCTGAGAATGGGTCAAGGACAAGGTCACCAGGTGCTGTGTGTGCCAGAACCATCCTCTCTAGAAGGGCCACAGGCTTTTGAGTCGGGTGCCAGGCACAGTACTCTCGACTCGTGGTGTGATTGTTCTGCTGCCAGACGTCCGTCGGGACCTTCCCACGAGCGAAGTCTTCACCTGTTCGGAAGTTCTTTGTCACCTTCCGGGGCACCTCCACATTCTCAGGGTACCACCTCATCTCGTTGCCCTTCGAGTACATGAGGCAGTCCTCGTGCTTTCGGGGCCAGGTCTTCTTGGTGCGACCGCCCCAGTCATAGGACCAGACGATCCAGTTTCGATACTCCAGTTTCCCCATCGAGTTCATCACATCAAGCTTGAAGCGGAGGAAGGTGTCAGTCTTGGTGGTCCCCCAGATGTACATGGCCCCACCAGGCTTCAGGACCACCGAACACTGACGCACCCATTCATGGCACCACGCCATGTAGTCCTGTTCAGCCTTCCACTGGTGGTCCCAGTCATTCCCGACGATCTCGAAGTAGGGTGGGTCTGCGATGATGACATCCACACTCTCCTCTGGTAGGGAAGTGAGAAGCTCCATACAGTCCAGATTGCGGAGGTCCAAGGTAGGACCATCATTGTGGGTATTCATCGGATTCACTGGTTGACCTCTGGTTTATTCTGTGTTGATGGATATGGATTACTATTACATTCAAACAGGGGTTATCTGAGGGTCACTGGTGTCATCCCTTGGAATGTCCACTAGTTGGCTGAGGATGTCATGCAATCTGCCGGGATGGAGGTCAGGAAACTCGTAGATGCCGAGCTTCTTCCACTTCACGATACCGGCATGTGAGAGGGCATGAGCAATCCAGGAGGAGCAGTACCACTTTCCCTTGCCCTTCACGATGAATGGGAGGACCTGGGAGATGAGCATTCCTGTCCAGTCATACCCATCGCCGGTGGTTTCCGAGATGAAGTCCTTGAGGGAGTGAAGCTCCTCCGGTGTGATCTTGAAGTCGAGGTAGTCCCACTCACCCTCTGGGACGTGAGTCCGGACTCGTGCAGCAACACGAGTGAAGAGGAAGGGAGAGATGGAAACCCATGTCTCACCGTCGAGAACTATCTCGGCATGGGAGTAGGGACTCTTGGTCCACCATCGAATGAACCTGTGGTGCCACTCATGTTTGTCGCCCTTGAAGAAAGCGATCCGAATGTGCTCAGTCCGTCGCATTGGTGAGCTCCAGGTATTTCTTCATCGACACTCTTCATTTGAGCTATTGAGAGTTGCGTCCATTCGAATAAGGCTATCGCTGAGGTACCACCCCTCGGAACCGTCGAGAGGAAACTTCACCAGAACCTCCTCGGGGAAAACTCCCTGGTGGTCGGCGACAGCAATGATCACGCCATACTCTTCCGTGTGTCTCATGTATGACTTCCACATGACGAGGTCACCCTTCTTCATGGATGACCTCGATGTCTTCCCACTCGAATGGGACCTTCCTACCGCCAACTAGAACCTCTGCGAGGACATCCTCCTGTGGAGGCAATCCAACGTAGACTATTGTACCAACCAGCAGGCCATGTTTCTCCTGCCAGAGGTCATTCCATTCTGCAAAGTCTTCATCATGCTCAAGGCGTACGAGATCACCCTCTCGGTAGACCTTGCCGTCCCTCCTCGTGAAGATGACCTCACCGGGCACAGGACTTCTCAACCTGAGAGCGGAGGTCCTTGAGGTCCTGTCGGTAGAAGTCCGCTGGCTTCGTCTTCTCCACCTTCTCCTTCTCCTTTCGCTTCTGCTCGACCTTCTTCTGGAGTTCGATGAACTTCTCGTATGTGAGAGACCAGATGGGCATGTTGAGGAGGAAGTCGAAGGAGCCGTCGATCTTTGGAATGCCCTCGGTCTCAATTGACTTGATGAGGTCCGGCTTCTTCTCGTTGGCGACTACGATTCTTCCATGAACCACAGCATCAACAAACTTTGCCCGAGCCTCAAGGAGGCTGAGTTCCTTGGTCAATTCTCCGAGGAGGTGAGCCTTCCTCTTTTCGTAGTAGCTGAGGCGGAAGTCCACGAAGTATCGGACAATGTCCTCGGCTCGGTCAAAGACTCGAAGCTTTCCGGTCTCATCCAGGGTTGTGAGGTTCTCACCCTCCTGTTCCCGCATCTTCAGGAGCTCACCAAGCCTGTCCTTCTTCAGGTACTCGGCGAGTGTTGCCCGAGGAAACTTGAGAATGTAGTTGACCCTGTCAGAAGAGTGGTCATCGTAGGATGCAATGATTCCCTTCTCAACAAGTCCGTCAAGGTGAGCCTCGTACTTCTCGTAGGTGAAGGAGGGCGGGATCTCTGTGATCTCGACGGTGGATGTGTTCTTGACCTCCCACTTGCCACGAAGGACCCAGCTTCGTGGGGAGCCGACCACAGGCTCGATGTCTCCATAGAAGCCACGGATCCAGGGACGAAGTGTCGGAACCTCCTTCCCATCAAGGTTCAGGAGGCATGCGTCGATGAGATCCAGCGGGTGACGGTTGAGGATGTTCGTCGCGAACCCGACCGCGATTCCGGAGCCGCCATTGAGGAGGACCGTCGGGATGATGGGTAGGAAGAACTGCGGCTCAATCTCCTCACCCTCCTCAAACTTTGAGGTAGTGAGCTCAAAGTCCTTGTAGAGGAGCTTGAAGTTCTCGTTGAACTTCACACCGATGTATCGAGGTGCACCAGCTTCAGGAGACCGAAGAGAACCGAACTGTCCAATGCCCTGGAAGATGGGCATGGAGTTCTTGAACTCCTGGGTCATGCCGATGATGGTGCCATCGAGCGAACCGTGGTGGAAGAAGGAGATCGCCGCCGCCTGGCCACCGAGCTGGAAGACCTTCATGGGCTTCTCGTTGCCGGTTTTCCAGAGGCGATTCGCAGCGTAGGCGATCTTCCGTTGGGATGGCTTGAAGCCATCGATCACCGACGGGATGGCTCGATTCTCAATCGTGTAGATTGCGTAGCCGCGATACTCATTGTCGAAGAAGTCATTGACCTTTCGAACTGGTACCTGCTGGATTTCTTCCAAAGTGGCCTCCTGAATCAATATAACACAGGTGGTTGTAGAAGAACAACTATTTGTTTACATTCTTGAGAGCGTATACTCGACACCGAAGTGGAGTCGCCTTCCCATCACGCTTGCACCAGCTTTCAGCTTCGACCTCGGAATCCACTGGAAGTCATCGGTCTCTCCATCATTCGAGACCAGCTCCCACCCTTCCTTTTGTTCCAGCGTGATGTCCGCAATGAGTGTGACGTATTGAAATCCGCAATCCTCGTAGACAGTCTGACCTACAACCTGTGATGACGAGAAACTAGGAGGAAGTGATCCGCACTCCTCGACTGCCTCCCGAAACGCGGCATTCCGGAATATCGAGGTGTCTGTGATAGGATCCTCAATTGGAGTCTCGAACCATCCCTCCTCAACACCGCCGCCGGGAATTCCCCAAGTCCCACCTTGAGCGACCCAGTCAGCACGCAGGAGAAGGAGGATGGTGTCGTCCTCGGGGCAGCGGAACATGACCCCTGCACCGCCTCTCCCCCAATAATTGGGTTTCTTGCACATCTCGCGGATGAGAGAGCGTATCAACTTTTCAGACTTCATGTGGATAACTATTCTCCGACTTCATTCTCCTCAACAACCCCGAGGATCTTCTGCTTGCGGATTGAGGAGTCACCGGCGAACCAGGCCTCCAAGGTGGGCTTCAGCTCCTTACCACCGGAGACCGCGAAGAGGTTGGGATTCTGGATGATTTCCTTGTACTCGGCATCCTCCAGCGCGGCCAGTCCCTTCTTGTAGGCGACATCCCACTTCTTCAGGTCCCTTGCCTTGCCCATCCACTCCTCGAAGTCGGCGTTGGAGTAGAAGGAGAGGGTCTCGGTGCCCTTCTTGGCGACCACGAGGGGAGTCATCACTCGACAGATTCGTCCCTGGTCGAAGAGTTCCGGCCAGTACTTTCCGAAGAAGTTCATGAGGAGGCCGGCGATGGAGTCACCGTCGGGATCGGCATCGGAGTAGATGAGGATCTTGCCGTAGCGGAGCTCCTTGGGCTCCTCCCCCATCTTCAGGCCGATTGCCGTGAGGAGGTCCTTGACTTCCTGGTTCTGGATGACCCGAGTGTTGGGAAGCTCCGCGACGTTGATGAACTTGCCCCGAAGTGGGAAGGCACCCTGGGTCGTCGGGTCACGGTACTTGCGGAAGGCACTCGATGCCGAATCTCCCTCAAAGAGGCTGAGGGTGCAGGAGTTCCGGTCGAATTTCGCCTTGGCATCGATGAGCTTCAGCACCTTGCCCTTGGCGAGGTTCTTGTTGAGCTCACGGAGCTGCTTGCGTTCCTCGGCAAGTGCCTTCTGTTGTGCCCAGTCAAGGATTCGTTGGACGACCTCGGATGCGAACACGGACTTGAGGGTCTTGTCAGACGCCTCGAACTTGGAGCCAAACTCCTTGGAATCCGTGATGAGCTTCTCCTTCGTCTGGGAGGAGAATGCCGGATTGACAATGTCAGACTGGACAAGGAAGAAGAAGTGATTGCGAAGCTCGGAAGGCTTCAGGTCAATCTTGTGCTTCTTCTTCACCTTCTCTCGAAGCCACTCAATGATGCCTGCCGCAACTGAGTCCACATGAGTTCCGCCGTCCTTGGTCTCTACGGAGTTGACGAATGAGACCTGCGTGAAGGACCCCTCGGATGGCAGGATTCCAACCTTCCATCGACCCACTTCCTCGTAGATGACTGAGTCTGAGTAGAGGAGACAGTAGTCCTTGAAGGACGGGAAACTGAAGTCCTCACCATTGAACGAGATCTTGAGCCTCGGATTGCAGGCCGCGAGGTCAACACACCTCTTTCGCATGATGGACACATGATCGTCATCAATGCGTTCCATTCCGAATCTGGCGACATCTGGCTCGAACTGGATCTCGGTGAAGCCCTCTTTCCACTTGATGACCTTCGCCTCGGAACGCTCTCGCATGTTGTTGTGAAACGTCTGCTGGTAAGCATTCTTTCGGTCCGCAGTCCGGACACGAAACTTCTTGGAGAAGATGTTTGTGAGAGTGGAGCCGACACCGTTGGTACCGGCGACAAGGCGCTCTTCATCGTCGTTGAAGTTGGAGCCCGCCTTCAGGTTGCTGAAGATCATCTCTGGGACCCACTCGTCGTATTCGGAGTGCTTCACGACTGGGATGCCGCCATTGTCCCAGACGGTTATCGTTCCTGCATCCGAGTCGACAGTCACCTTGACCTCATCAAGGCCAGGATTTCGACGATGCTCATCGACAGAGTTCGAGACAATCTCATCGAAAAGCTTCAAAAAGGCTGGGTTGTAGTTGACCCGCCTTTTCTCGAAACGTCCTTCCTGACCAAGGAGCCAAATGTCTTCCTCACGAGACTTCGTGGAACCGACGTACATGCCGGGCCGAAGGAGGACGTGCTCAATGTCCGATAGCTTTCGATACTTTTCTTCGATGGACTTCATTGACTTCCTTCCATTACCATCATATTAGACGGTAGAGTAAGTACATCTTGTGACAGGTTTACTTACAATTCTTGTCGGTCTCAATGAGGATCTCAGAGTTGTTGGCAAGCCAGACAATGTAGCAGCTACTGTGTGGTCCGTCTCCTGTGATCTCAGCGCGGACACCATCAACCTCAGTAACGAGAAAACTAGCACCGTTGTAGCTGGGAGTTCTCTCTCCCTCAAAATGCCAAGTGCGAACCTGTCCGACCTTGACGTTGTGCTCCGGAATGTCTTGGCTCATCCAGCGTCCGGCATCGGAGCCGAATCGAAGGTGGCCTCGATCTCAAGGAAGTTGACCTGGCATTCGGCCTGCTCAATCTCCCAGAGCTTGTGGGCAAGAGTGAGCTTGGCCTGAATGATCATGTTTGAGTATGCCTTGCGAAGGTCGCGGTTGAGAACCTTCACCCGATTCCAATCGGCCACCCCGATCCGCTCCAAGGATACATGTGTGGTGTGAGCACGTGGACCAAGGGTCACCATAGCGGCCATTCGAGCGCGAGTGTCATCGGGGGCGATGACGTAGCCAAGGGTCTCAAGGCCAGTCCTGTCCTCGAATGTGTGGCCATAGTAGTGAGTCTTGCCAGCCTTCGGAATCTCACCGTTCCTGAGACCTTCATGCGTAGGACACGTCACCTTCCACAGGGATCCGTCGATCTCGGAATCCCTGCTCACACGAAGTGCCTTCTCCGCTGCCGACCAGAGCTTTCTGGTCCGAATGGTGAGGCCACGCTTACCGGTTTCTGTCCCCCAGCGACCTGTGACGTAGTATCTGCAGTCCAGCTCAGCCCTCCACCCGTATGCGTGGGCCTGCTGGTAGGTGAGCTTTCCACGACGGAAGATGACCTCGTCGGCGGTGGGGTCCTTGAGAGCTTGAGACGGTACCATTCCTTCCTCCTTTGATCCTTTAATCCATCTGCGACACGGAGGACACCCCTCACGCAACTATTTTGTGAGGAACCAGCAGGCCAAGGTGACCGCAAATCTAAGGGTCGCAGCCTGCGCAACAGCGCTTGCGTCGTGGTTCTTGAGACTTGGCGGAGAGATGCCGATCAGGGCAAAAGCTGCAAGCACAAACGTTCCCACAATAAGCAAGTTCAAACCGAGGAACCAGGAAGTGTGACCTGTCCACAGGAGTGCAGCTCCTCCCATTAGGGAGATGAGAGACATGGAAACGTGAAATTCCCTCTTAGAATCCTTCAGTGCACGAACATATGCGAACATGTTGATCGCATGCAAAGCACCCCAAACTGTAAGTGCCGCTATCAAAGTGCACCCATAACCTTGAAAAGGAACCAAGTCACACCTGACACGATTGCAACTCCGACCGTCATTCCATACTCATCGAACCAATGAAAGTTCCGAGCAGCCCATGCCGTGACAGCGAAACGAAAGGAATCATATGGGTCTACGACCAACTCAATTGGTGGCGGATCAGGTTTGTGTGCATTCGTGGGCCTCACCACAACAGTTGGGGGATCCTCATTGAACTCATTCTCACGTGACATTCATCACCTCACTTGATTGCATGACTGGGACAATACCCTCGTGGCTCATGTTGCGCTCTTCCCCACTCGTGGGATCCAGCACAGTGTACTGAGCGCCCTGCCTCTCAGTGACGATGCCGAACTGGTCACCCCAGAAGTTCACCAGAGTTCCGCTTTCAATGCCATTGTAGTCATATGACTGGGTTTCTGAGTGAAATGAGAGCACGTGATGGGGCGCGAACCACACACCTCGGGGATCTCTCTGAGAACCCTTCTCTAGGGTGACGCACCTAATCCACCCGTCATGACGCTTCTCAATAACTCGAAGTGCCTTGATGTGACCAGCCTTTGCCGAGACACGGACCACTGCGATCTGGGGAGGCATCTCAGTCACCTGCCTTGAAAGGATTCTTGGCGTATGGATAGTAATCCAACCTCTGCCACTTGTATTGATCAGGGGGCTCCCAATGCTCAGGCCAGTGTTCTTTTGGAACAACTGTCCAATGAAGTCCAGCCCATGTCGGCTGTCCACCTTCCGCCCACACCGCCCTCACGTGGAGGAGTGTCGGGTTGGGGAGGGACTTCGCCTCGAGGAACTTGGTCAGGGGAACTCCCGTCCGATTCCAGTGACATTGACAGTCCTCACCGTCCACTTGATCCCTGTGTCCGGGAAGACCACATTGACGCAGGACACGGCCTGTCCACCCTGCCCACCGCCACGCATGATCTCGTGGTCGTAGTCGTCATAGACGACCTTCGTGTAGACGTCGCTGTCCACGATGGCAGGCTTTCCATTGACACGGACAACATCACCCTTCTTGAACCAGCTCATTCATCCTCCTCAGAAAGTTGCGACCTTCTCTGTGCGAAGCTTCATCTTCTTGATCTGTGCAGGCGTGTAGCCGTCGGACTTCAGGTCGTAGATTGCGTCCTCGACAGAACTTCCCTCGCCCCACACCTCAGCAGTGCCACGCTCAGGGTGTTCTCCAACGATGGCATTGGAGAAGTCGATCCTGTCGACGAGATCACCATCCCAGTTAGTGAGAAGGCAGGGTCCGTACTCTGGATGGAGGACCTTGAAACCGTGCTCATCCTTGATGAGGAGGTAGGACTCAGGAGCGACAGCGTTCAATGCCTTCTTCTTCGCCATCACTCACCTCCCTCGGGGCGACCCTCGACAATCCAGTCATCCTCATCCTCGAATCCCACTCCCCCATCCTCGGGACCCTCATCCTCCAGGTCCTCACACGTCCCCTCCCAATCCTGGAGGGTGACCGCCTCGAGGGTCTCCGTGTCCAGTCGGATGAGTGCGATCAGGTTGGGGTCCTCAGATGCGGATGACACACATTCAGCGAATGCTTCCTGTGCCTCCTCTTCCGTACGGTGGTAGGAGGACCAGTTCTCGGGGTACATGCCGCTGATGGTGTGATTGACGATGTAGATCTCAGCCATGTTCAGGACTCCTTGTTCTCGTTCCAACGGACTGCGCGGAGAAGCCGAAGGATCTGTTGACTCTGGTAGGCGCTCCCACCGCGGTCCTTCTTGAGGTCTTCGACCATCTTCGCCTGCCACTCCTTGGGCGTGACGAAGCGGAGGGTGACGATCACGAGGTAGGGCCAGACGAACCAGAGAGCGTACAGGCAACCGATGGCGGCCACCGCACCGATGCAGGCCAGGAAGCCGTTGATGATGAACTCCATTGTTCCTTCCTCCTTTGATCCTTTAATTCCTTTCTAGAACCGGGAACACCTTCTGGGAGACTTTATTTTCAGTGAATCGGCTCGGTAGGCAACTGCTCAAGGGCCTCCGCACTGTACTTGCAGATTCGACCCTCGCTGAGGACTTCAGAGAAGCGTCGCCCATCGGGCAGCTTCTCCACCTCAACGACGGTGACAGCGAACGACTCGTTCTTGGACTTCCGGTATCGCCAGCGGAGGTCGCCAGGCTGGACACCGGGATCCGGATGGGAGAGGCACCAGTCAAGGTCCTGGTTCACGCTGTTCTCCATCGCCTGCTGGTTCTCGATGGTACCGGGATCCGTCATTCGCTGTGCCATCTCCATGAGGGCGGCGTGGTTTGCCTTCATCCAGGCCACCTGCTGACCCAGGGTCATTCCGGTGAGGGTGTCGCGGATCTCATTGGGTGTCATGTTGGTTTCCTTCCTCCTTTGATCCTTTAATTCACTGGATGAACGGAGAACACCTTTTCAAGCACTTTCTTGAAAGTTTTTGACGTACGGCGTGAT